GCCTATAATCGCGCGGAGATGACTGAATCCGTCGATTGACGAGTGAATTGGCCTGCAGGCGGGGCCAACTTCGCTCCAACGACACCGGAGCCCCGCGCAGAGCGATCTGCCGGGGCTTTTGATTTTGGAGCCCGAAATGGCGAAGCTGACCACCGCGAAGCGCAACAACCTGCCGAAATCCTCGTTCGGCGAGCCCGGCAAGCGTGCGTATCCGATGCCGGACAAGAGCCACGCGGCGAACGCGAAAGCTCGGGCGTCGCAGGCGGTGAACGCCGGGCGCATGTCGAAATCGACCGAGTCACGGATCGACGCCAAAGCCAATCGGGTACTCGGGAAGGGGAAGTCGAGCCGTGGCCGCTGAAAACGGGAAGCAACCCGCCGAAACTCGGGTTGTGCGTGACGAGAAGGGGCTGTTCCAGCCCGGGACGCGGATGGGCGGACGCCCCAAGGGCTCGCGCAACAAGCTCGGCGAGGAGTTCCTTTCAAAGCTGCATGCAGACTTCGAACAGCACGGAGCCAAGGTCATCGCGACGGTGCGCGAGAAGCAGCCAGCCGTTTACCTGAAGGTGATCGCATCGATTCTGCCGCAGCAGTTGGAAGTGAAGGTCGATCCTATCGAGGAAATGAGCGATGCAGATCTTGACCGATACATCGGACAGCTCGCAGGCGCAATTGCTCGATATGACCAGCTTAAAGATGCAGCTGGCCCGAGCACTGAAAGCCAAGCACGACCGCTCGCGCACTAACCGACTCCGAGACTATGTGCCCTACCCGAAGCAGCGCGAGTTCCACGCAGCAGGCGCGGTGCACGGTGAGCGCCTATTCATGGCCGGCAATCAGCTCGGAAAGACGTGGGCAGGGGGATTCGAAACGTCCATCCACCTCACAGGACGCTATCCGGACTGGTGGCAAGGGGCTGTGTTTGAACGCGCGCCGAAATGGTGGGTGGCTGGCGTGACGGGCGAATCGACGCGCGACAACCCCCAGCGAATTCTCGTTGGGCCGCCGCAGATCAAGGACGACTGGGGCACCGGTGCCATCCCGAAGGAATGCTTGCTCGACTACACATCGTCGCGCGGCACGCCAGACGCATTGGACAGCATCGTCGTGCGCCACGGAGGGGGGGGCGACGTTCAGGCCGATTCTGCGATCGTGCTTTTCAAGGCCTACGAAAAGGGCCGCGAGAAGTGGCAGGGCGACACGGTGGACGGCGTGTGGTTCGACGAAGAGCCGCCGATGGACATTTACTCGGAAGGACGCACGCGGACGAACAAGGGCCAGCGCGGCGTCTTCAACATCATCACGTTCACGCCGCTACTCGGCATGTCCGAGGTTGTGCGGCTGTTCCTGGCTGATAGCGAAGTGGAGCAGATGCAATGACCCGGCATGTGGTGCGGGCGACGATCGACGACGCCGTGCCGTACGTCTATTCGCGCGCACAAGCCGACGCGATCATTGCTGGCTACCCGGCGCACGAGCGCGATGCGCGAGCGAAGGGAATCCCGATCTTGGGCTCAGGACGTGTCTTCCCGATCGCGGACGACGAAATTACGTGCGAGGCGTTCCCAATCCCGAAGCATTGGAAGCGCATCGGCGGCCTCGACTTTGGGTGGGACCATCCGACGGCGGCAACGAAACTGGCGCACGACGCGGACGACGACATCATCTACGTGACGAGCGAGTACAAGCAGCGCGAGCAAACCCCGCTCATCCATGCCGGCGCGCTGCGTCCGTGGGGCGATCGTCTGCCGTGGGCATGGCCGCACGATGGCTTGCAGCACGACAAGGGATCTGGCGATCAACTCGCCGAGAAATATCGGGAGCACGGCTTGGACATGCTGGAGAACCGCGCGACGTTCGAGGATGGCTCAAACGGAGTGGAGGCTGGCATCACAGAAATGCTCGAGCGCATGCTGACCGGTCGCTGGAAGGTCTTCAAGCACCTTTCGGGCTGGATGGACGAGTTCCGCCTGTACCACCGCAAGAACGGGATCATCGTGAAGGAATTCGACGACCTGATTTCGAGTTCGCGTTACGCATTGATGATGCTGCGCTACGCCAAGCCCGATCTTCCGCCCCCTTCGCGTCACCGCCGGCAGACCGGTTCCTGGATGAGCGCCTGACATGGCTGAAACAACCGAAGCGCCCGCCGAAGGCCAATCGCTGCTAGGCGATATCTCGCTATTCGAGCAACTCAAGGAATGGTTTCGCCAGGATGCCGACCATTCGCACGACTGGCGCATCCAGGCGCGCGAGTATTACGCGTTCGTGGCAGGGGACCAGTGGACGGCTGAAGACGCGGCCAAAATGCGCCTCGAGTTGCGCCCCATCATCACCTTCAACCGCATTGCGCCGGTGATCGATACCGTGAGCGGCATGGAAGTCGCCAATCGCCAGGAGGTGCGCTATATCCCGCGGCGGCTCGGCCAAGCCGGCGTAAATGAGCTTTTGACCGAGGCGGCCAAGTGGGCGCGCGACGAATGCAACGCCGAGGACGAAGAATCGGACGCTTTCGTCGATACCGTGATCTGCGGCTATGGATGGACCGAGACGCAGATGGAGTACGAGGACGATCCAGACGGCATGTGCATCGTACGCCGCATTGACGCGCTCGAAATGTACGCCGACATGAACGCGAGCAAGCGCAATCTCATGGATGCGCGCCGCATGTTCCGCGTGCGCGACATGGGCGCCGACGAAGCCCAGGAGATGTTCCCCGGCTTCACGCTCGACGAGATCGACGCCAAGTGGGCCGACGATACAGCGAGCGTCACGGACGACCCGCACGACGCGCAGGAAGCGCCGTTCTATCGCCATGATCAGTCGCCGGACCTGGACAAGCGCAACTACCGCGTGCGTGTCGTCGAGGCGCAATGGTGGGAGAAGCAAACCGTCGTGCGTTACGTCGATCCGACGACCGGCCAGATGTCGCGGCTCGAGCGTTCTGCGTTCGACAAGCTCCAAGCGCGCGTGAAGGCGATCGGCGGTCCGGACCTGATGCACGTCGAGCAAAAGCAAAAGGTCTATCGCCGCGCTTTCCTCGGCTCGCGCATCCTGAAGGTGTTGCCGGGCCCGAAGCAGGGCGGTTTCACCTGGAAGTGCATCACCGGCAAGCGCGATCGCAACAAGGGCACGTGGTACGGCATCGTGCGCGCGATGATCGACCCGCAGAAGTGGGCAAACAAGTGGCTCGCGCAGACGCTGCACATCATGAACACGAACGCCAAGGGCGGCATCATCGCCGAGGAGGACGCGTTCGACGACGTGAACGAAGCGCAGGACACGTGGAGTTCGCCTGACGCCATTACGATCGTGTCGCGGGGCGCGATCTCGGGGCAGAAGATCATGCCCAAGCCGCAGGTGCAATTCCCGGCCGGCATGGACCAGCTTATGCAGTTCGCGGTGTCGAGCATTCGCGACGTGTCGGGCGTGAATCTCGAACTGCTAGGCATGGTCAATCGCGATCAGCCGGGCATCGTCGAAGACGCGCGCAAGCAGGCCGGCATGACGGTGCTTGCCTCGATGTTCGACGGTCTGCGCCGCTATCGCAAAGAGCAGGGCCGCTTGCTGCTGTGGTATCTGACCACATTCATGAGCGACGGGCGCCTCGTGCGTATTGGCGGCCCCGAGTCGGCGCAATACGTGCCGCTTATCCGCATGCCTGACACCCTCGAATACGACGTGATCGTTGACGACACGCCGTCGAGCCCGAATTTGAAGGAAAAGACGTGGGACGCACTGATGCAACTCATGCCGATGCTGCAAAACATGCAAGTGCCGGCGCAGGTATGGATCGATATTCTGCAATACAGCCCGCTTCCCTCGACGCTCGTGGCCGATATCGAGCGCGCGGTGTCGCAGGCTCAACAGCAGCCAAACCCGATGCAGCAAATCGCGTTGCAGGAGCAGCAAGCGCGCGTTGGCGAGATCAATAGCAAGACGCAACTCAATCAAGCAAGCGCCCAAGAAAAGATCGCGCACGCGCACCAGGCCATGCAGCCTCAACCGCAGCAGCAAGCCAATCCGCTCGACATGCTCACCGAACTTGTGAAGGCGCGCGCCGCGAACACGAAGGCCAATGCCGACGCCGTACGCGCTGCAGCCGAGATGCACACAGCACTGAATCCGCCGGTTTTGCAGGCACCGAAAGCACTGCACTGAACACCCGCACCGGACGGCATCCGGGACAACGTAGAGGACCGACGACATGGCCGAGCAGCACACCGCAGGGCAGGATGGATTGACAACGCAGGAAGCCGCGTATTTCGAGTCTGGGGGCGAGCACACAGAGGGTTTGGGTGCATCGACGCCAGCCACGCCGGAAGCCGGCGTGCAGACGCAGCAAGTGACGCAGCAGGACGGCGCCACGCAGCAACAGCAGCAAGACGGCACGCAGCAGCAGGCTGATCAGCGCACCGTGCCCCTGGCCGCTTTGCAGGAAGAGCGCGCCGAGCGTCGCCGACTGCGCGATGAAGTGCAGCAGATGCGGGACCAGCAAGCCGCGCTCATGCAGCGCATTTTGGCTGCCCAGCAGCAACCGCAGCAATCGCAAGAGCCGCAGATCCCGATCCCGGACTACGCGGCGGACCCCGTCGGGCACTTGCGGGCTCAAAACGAAATCCTCGCTCGGCAGATGCAGCAGATGGCGCAGCACCTCGCCGGCCAGAGTCAGCAACAGCAGCAGATGACGCAGCAGCAAGTCATCCAGCAGCAGATTCAGCACCGGTTGGCGGCCGATGAAGCGGCGTTTCGGCAGCAGGCTCCGGACTATGACGCGGCAGCCGCTTTCTTGCAGCAGTCGCGTGCGGCCGAATATCGCGCGCTCGGGATGCTCAACCCGATGGAGATCCAGCAAGCGCTCAATCAGGACGTGATGGCGATGGTCAATATCGCCCAGCGCAACGGCACTAGCGTCGCCGAGGCGGCATATAACCTTGCCAAGGCTCGAGGCTACAAGGCAGCCCAGGCACCGGCCGCTGGAGCGCAGGGCGCTACGCAGCAACAGGACGCCGCAGCGAAGTTGGCCGCCATCGCACAAGGGCAGCAGCAAGCCGCGTCGCTGAGCGGTGCCGGCGGCGGCGCAATCCCGCCCATGTCGATCGAGAAGTTGCTTGCAATGTCCGACGCCGATTTTGCGAAGGCGACCGCCGGCATGAATTGGCAGAAGTTGAACGCCGAACTGTCGGCGCGCTGAACCGTATCGAAGGATTCCGGGGCCTCCTGAAAGCGCCCCGATTCGGCTCTTGGGCCGTCAATCCAAGCCTCGCTTGCTCCGGGCGTGACCGGGCAATTCGCAGTCGCAGCGACACGCGACGAACCCGAATTGTTCATTCATTCTTAGGAGTCCAATCATGGCAGTCTCCAGCTGGGGCACAAACGATCCCCTTGCCGTAAAGCTCTGGTCCAAGAAGCTCGCAGTCGAAGCGCTGAAGCAGACCTGGGCCAGCAAATTCATGGGCAACGACTCGTCGTCGCTCATCCAGATCAAGGATGAGGCGCAAAAATCCGCCGGCGACAAGATCACGTTCGGTCTTCGTATGCAACTCTCGGGCGGTGGCGTGCAAGGTGACGGCACGTTGATGGGCAACGAAGAGGCGCTGACGACGTACAGCGATGCCGTTCTCATCAATCAGCTTCGTCATGCTGTGCGCTCGGCGGGCCGCATGACGCAACAGCGCGTTCCGTTCGACGTGCGCCAAGAGGCTCTGTCCGGTCTTCGCGACTGGTGGGCTGACCGCTTCGACGCGTCGTTTTTCAACCAAATCTGCGGCAATACCGCGCAGACCGACACGCGCTTCACCGGCAACCAGGCCACGATCGCGCCTGACGCGAATCACCGTCTGGATGCGGCTGGCGGCACGGCCGACGAGTCGCTCATCTCGAGCAACACCTTCACGCTGGCGCTGATCGACAAGTGCGTCGAGCGCGCGCGCACGCTCACGCCGGCCATTCGCCCAATCCGCGTTGCTGGAAAAGACTGCTACGTGATGTTCCTGCACCCGTATCAGGTGACGGATCTGCGCACGAACACCAGCACCGGTCAATGGCTCGACATTCAGAAAGCGGCCATGACGGGCGGCGAGATCGGCGACAACCCGATCTTCGACGGCTCGCTCGGCATGTACAACGGGGTGATTCTGCATTCGGATGCGCGTATCACGACGGGCTGCAATTCGACGACGCCCACGACGGCTGTCGCCAACGTGCGCCGCGCGGTTTTCTGCGGCGCGCAAGCGGCCATGCTCGCCTTCGGACGTGACGCGGGGCCGAACCGTTACACGTGGGTCGAAGAACTTTTCGACTACGAAAACGAACTTGGCGTGTCGGCTGGCTCGATCTTCGGCATGAAGAAGACGGTGTTCAACAGCTCCGACTTCGCGTCGATCGTTGCCTCCACCTACGCCGTCCAGCACTGATAGGAGCGCGACATGACAACCCTTCTTTCCAACAAAGCGCAGCCGGGCGTTTCGCCGAAGTTCCTGCCCGCTGGCGCGATCGACGTTGTTGCGACATACACCTTCGCCAGCGCGCCGTCGGCCGGCGATCTTGTGCAGCTCATGAAGGTTCCGGCCGGAGCCGTCATCACTGGCGTCACGCTCGACTCCGACAAGATCGACACGAACGGCACGCCTACGCTCAAGTTTGACGTGGGCGATGGCACGACGGCCCAGAAGTTCATTGCCGCATCGACCATCGGGCAGACGGGCGGTATTGCCTATGCCGGCGTAGCGGGCACTGTAGGCGCGACCTACACGTCGGACACGTGGCTGTACGCCAAGGTGAACGCTGCTGCGGCGACGTTTGCCAGCGGCACGATCCGCGTGTGCGTCGAATACACGATGGATGCGTAATTCAAGAGTCTCCTCGCGGTGGTCTTAGGGCGGCGTTCGCGTCGCCCATTTTTTTGAAGGAATCGAAATGGCAAACGCAAAACGTGCAGCGAACCGGAAAGCGAGCTTCCGCACTGGCTCGAGCGGCTCGCCCTATCACACGGAGCGCAAAGGCGCCGGTCCGGTGGCTGGTGCCGGCGAGGTCTACACCGGCGGTCCCGGCAAAGCAGCACGCGGGTATAGCGGCTATGCCCGCAACGATCCGCGCCCGGCCGCATCTGGAGAGGCACCCAAGGGAATGAAGACGATCGCGAGCGGCGACGACTACTGATGGACGGAATGTGGTGGCTCATGGCCGCGAATCACGAGCTTGGAGAAAAGCCCGCGGCGCGTGCGCCTGAGCCTGTAGTCGAGCCGACGCCGGTGGTTGAGGAACAGAAGCGCTTGTCGTGCCCCAAGTGCGGCAAGACCGGGCGCGGCATTGTCATCCATATCCGCAACTGCAAGGGGTAGAGCGTGCAGAAATACCAGGACGCCGTGGTGATGACGAATGGGCAGCCGGCGGCGAATGTGCAGGTGAGTGTGCTCAATTACCCGTCGCTTACTGTGCCAACGATCTATTCGGACAACGGCGTCACGCCGTACCCGAGCAACGTGCTAACGACCGATTCTCTAGGCAATTTCTCGTTCTATGCGCCTAATGGTCACTACCAGTTTAGCGTGAGCGGCGCGGGCATTCAGTCCATCACCAAGAGCGACATCATCATCAACGACATGCTGATCGCCGATTTGCCGACGACGCTCCCATCAACGCCTGGGCAGCCATGGAACAACGGCGGCGTCATTTCGAGTTCCTGACATGCTGAAACGAATCCTCATCGCGGCACTCTGGCTGCCGCTGATCGCGTTCGCGCAGTCGTACCCGTCGCCGACGTTCCAGAACGTCACAGTGCGCGGCACGCTTACCGCGCCCGCGCCGACATTCACGACACCACTTCCTGTCGCCTCGGGCGGCACGAACTGTTCGGCGGCGAGCGGCACGTGTCTCGACAACATTACAGGCTTCGCGAGCACCGGCTTCCTGACGCGCACCGGAGCGGGAGCCTATGCGTTCCAAAGTCTGACGAACGGAATCACGCTCGGCAACATCGCCCAAGTCGGCGCTAATACGCTGCTGGGCAACGCTACGGGATCGACGGCCAACGTCGCCACGGTGAGCGTCGCCGGCTGCAACGGTGCCGCGCAAGCGTTGCAATGGACGAACGGATCAGGCTTTCAGTGCAATTCGTCGATCGCGACGAGCGGCGCGAACGCCAACATTACGTCGCTGTCCGGGCTGACGACACCCCTGTCTGTATCGCAAGGCGGCAGTGGTCTTGCGACGCGCACCGCGCACGCCGTACAGATCGGCAACGGCACATCAGCGATTACGCAAGTTGCCCCGAGCACAGCCGGTCAAGCGCTTATCAGTGCGGGTGCGTCGTCCGACCCGATATGGGGCTATCCCACCGGCTCGCTGATTGGCGTTCAGGTCTTCACCTCGAGCGGCACATATACACCTGATGCTGGCACGGCTAGCGTCATTGTTACGGTCCTCGGCGGTGGCGGCGGTGGCGGCGGCGTCGGCTCGCCGGGTGCCAGCAACTATGATGCGGCGGCCGGTGGTGCCGCAGGTGCGTACAGCGTAGGGCGCATCACCTCCGCTTTCTCCGGCGTGACCGTAACGGTTGGTGCAGGAGGAAACGGCGGTGCGGCCGGCGCCAACGCAGGCACCGCAGGCGGGACCTCTAGCTTCGGCACATTGATTGTCGCTGGCGGTGGTAGCGGCGGCGCGACTGGTGGCGGCTCCACGTCTGTGAGTTTTACGCAACCTCCCACCGGCGGCACGGTCACGACCGCCGGAAATCTATTCGCGGGCTCTGGCGCGCCGGGAGGATTCGGCATTACGAGTCCCTCGCAAGGGGTCGCTTTTGGGGGGTTCGGTGGCTCATCTGTGCTCGGTTCCGGTGGTGCTACCGGCGTCAATGGTGCAGGCGGCAACTCCAGCACGCGCGGGGCAGGGGGTGGTGGGGCCGCGCAGGCCACGACCGGCGCATCTGTCGCTGGCGGCAATGGCGGTGCAGGACTAGTCGTCGTCTACGAGTACGACTGATGAAGTACGCCATCATCGAAAACGGTGTCGTC